CGGCGGTGACGACCGCCGGCTGCTTGGCCTCTGGACACACGACTGAGCGGATGGCTTCGACAATCTCGACGCCGAGCGTGCGTGGTTCAGCCGGCGTCGGTGTCAGCGACACTTCAACAATAGGCCAGCGCTCAATCTCTCCGCTGCTCTTGCGCGAGACCAGGTGGCCTGGCGCACCAGTGCTCATGCCAAGCGCGCCCTGCTCTGCTAGCTGGCGCACAAGCTCGATGTATTTGCTGTGCCGGTCAAGCTCTGCTTTGACGAGCAAGCCAACATCATCGGTATCCATCTGCTCTACGCGCCCGATCACCTTAAGGCCGATGTCGGGGTGAATGCCGTGCTCATAGAGAAGCGGCGGGTTGCTCAATCCGAGAAGCTCTGCGCCAAAGTCTGTTCCGCGCGTGAAGTGCTCGCCGTGAAGGTCGCGCCCGCCGAACACGACCGCATAGCCTTCAGCGTATAACTTGCCTTCCTGCTCATACACCTTCACGGCAAACGAGCGCATCTCCGTCTCTTGTTCCTGCCGGCCCAGCAGCTCTTCGAGCGCGCGACGCGCCTGGGCGAGCAGCTCTTCCGGCGCGTCAATCCCACCGCGCGCGCCGTTCACGGCGGCTAGCGCGAAGCGCATACCAGACGTAACGAGTTTCGGATCGCCATCCACGATGTCGCCGCACGGAGCGACAAGGTCATCCTTCGTCGCCCCTTCGTCGCGCCTGAACAGGAACAAGCGTGAAGCGCGCTCAAGCGCTTCGTTGCGCATGTCCTCATCTGCGTCGGTTTCATAGCCGGCCCATGCCAGGATGCGTTCACGCGCGGCATCTCCGTCCCACTTGTCGCGCTCGATTACAGGAAGATCGGTATCCAGCGTGAATCTCATCTTCGCAACTCCTGCTCGATGATGCGCGAGAACTCGCGCATCACGGCGCGATTGTAAACCAGTTTACTTGCTTCCTCGTCTGCGCGTTTCCAGCCGCGGTCTTTGTGGAACGGCTGTTGCGCTTTCCCGACCACAAACGCAGCATAGCGCGCCTTATTTCTCACGACCACTTGTGCGCTGCTGGTAGGCGTGACGAACCACTGCTTCGCCAACCAGCCTGTTCGCCGATACGGCAGCCGGACGTTCGCCAGCACATACCTGCGCTGACGCATGCTCTTCCAGCGGATGCGCATCCCTGGCTTTCTCGGCGGATACACATTCACGTTGTCGCGAAGACGGTAGCCCAGGAAGAGCAGCGCCGGTGTAAGGTCAAGTTGACCACGAAACACGCGCGGCAAATTCAAGCGAACGATAGTTTTGCTCATCTTCGGCGTCTCCTTGGTTGTTCTAGCGTAGTCCAGCACCGGCAACTGACGTGCGCCGGCGGCAGCTCGTCCCAGCCATCGCCTTGTTCGCGCCCATCGCGCGGGGCGCAAATTGGACATACGCGCTCGTCAGCAGCGGTTCGCCACACGTGGACGAGCGATACACCGGACTCTTCAAGTATCTGTCTCGCGATGTCCGTCCCCTGCGAGTAAGCGCGCGTAACTTCTGTCGTGGCGATCATCTCAGCGCGCTGCCTACCGAACATGCGCGCGATGCGATCAACGAGCATCTCGCGTGTCCAGCCTTCAGCGCGCGCACGGGTGAATAGCTCACTTAGTCGCTTTCTCGTGGTCTCGTTAATCCCATGAACAAGCTCGTAGCTGTAATCCTTCGCCCATTGCGACGCAAAGTCGTACGCACGCTCCACATCTGCAAAGGACGACGACGATAGCATCGCAGCAGTGGCTTGCTCAGTGGCAACAGCGAGCAACAGAGACTCGGCGTACGCACGCGCTTTCTTCTCGAAGCCTTGCTCATCGTAGCTCAGATCGTCTAACGAGATTGAGTCCTCAAGCACCTGGAGCATCTGCGCCGCGAGTTCCTCACGCTCGCGGTCAAGCGGCGGTTCGACGCGACGCGCCTTCGCCTCGATGAAGCGCGCGAACGAGAATGGCGAATGACCAAGGTCGGCGAGTGACCTGACCGCGCGAACCCACGAATCCGGTAGGTCGCGCGGAGAGAAGTCGGCAAGTAGCGTCTTACGTGCTTCGCTCTTGCGTCGCCACTGATCAAGCTCACGCAGCGCAGATTGCGTCGCAACGTCAACCGGCTGCTCTGTTTCAAAGCCCAGCATCTGGCGCGCTTCTTCGCGCGTCACTAGGCCAGCCTGGTACAGGTCAATCACGCTCTTGCGCTGCGCGCCCACATCCTCAGCCAGCGCTTCTATGTCATCGTAGTTGATCGTCAGCCCCAGTGCTTCTGCGATCAACTCGGCATCCGGCAATACAGTGTCGCGCCAGAATGAGATGCGATGCTCAGCAGCGGTAGCGTAATTGGCCGCGTCCGTGAGCATCGTGACGGGCACGCCGAAGGCAGCGCTGATGCGCCTTAACGCCATCTCGTCAACCTGCGCCATAGCGAGCTTGTCGAGCGCTGGTATGTCCAGCGGTTTGATCTGCATGTTACGCCGGAGCACGAGCGCTCGCCATGCATTGCGCACACCGGCTGTGAGCTTCTGCCACGTCGTGCGCAAGGCTTCAGCATCAGCGTCGGTCAGCGCACCTTCCTCTGGCGTGATGATGAGCGGCGGCAACGCGCCCTGCTCGAAGAAAGCGCGCGTGAACTGCTCGGCAGCCAGTGCGGTAGCTGCGCTGGTCTCAGCTATCTTCAGCGGTGCGAGACCTGGCCCGATGTCGCTTGTCGGAGACCAGGTGTGCGCGTAGATGACCTGGTCTGGAGAATAGCGGCGAGTGAACTGGCCACTTTGCCATACGTGCGCAGTAACTCCTCTCACCGCGTCTCCTTCTAAGCGCATCGCGGTCGGATTGAGCACGCGCATGCTGGCACGTTCAACCCAGAACGCGCCGGCGACGCATAGCGATGCTTCGCAGAGATAGTACAAGCGTGACGGGAAAGGCGCTTGCTCTTCGCCACGCAGGAAAGTGAGCGAAGCCACAGCATTTGCGCGCAGGGTGATGCAGCGAAGAACGTAAGCGTGGAGCGACTGCGCCTGTGGGCGCATCACGTAACCCACGGCATCGATTGCCTTGGTCGTCCCGTACGCCGTCTTGATGGTCACCATATCGCATCTGCAATCGCGCTGCTTCTGCCGGCGGCGCGTGAATACACCCACGCGATGGCCATCACGCAGTCATCGTGCATCCCAGCAGGCGCGGAGTACTCGTACGTACCGTCATTTCGTCGTCGCTGCGAGAACTGCTCCAGCTCCGTCAGCACGTAGTCGTCGTCCGGCAGCACTATCTCGCCACGCTCAATCGCCCACGCCAGCCGTTCGACAATCGCGCGCTTGGTACTGGCCGTGGTCGTCGCGCCTAAAACCGGAACGTTCTGAGACGCAAGGTAGTCCACCACCGGCGCGCCGGCAGCGTTCTGTTCCACGACGACCTCTACGGTCTGGTATTCGCGCGCGATCTGCGCGATGCGCTGGACGGTGCGCGTGTAATCCTCGTGTCGCCAGCGCTCGACCTTCAAGACGGCTGAATGGCTGATGTCAAACACAGCAACCGCGGTGTAGTCCTCGTCGCGCCCGATGTCCACTCCTAAGGCGAACGGGCCGCGCGGTTCGACCTTGCGCACGCAGGCGCGAACACCGCGAAACACGCCGCCGGCCTCGTCCACGAACTCAGCCAGCCACTCCTGCCGGTATGTGCGCTCACTCACGAGTTCTCTCGCGCGCGCGGCAGCTTCGCGGATGCTCTGTAGCGGATTGTCGGTGCTTGGAGCGCGCCAAGCTGCACCTTCCTGCCGGCAGCGCTCGTACTCACGCCAAAACCAGTTGCGTCCTCGTGGCGTGCTGATGAGCATCGCGCGTCCCCGCCGGTCGGCAAGCGTGGGCATGAGCACGTCGTACCAGACACGCTCGTCCATCATCGCAGCCTCGTCCACGATGACCAAATCAAAGGCTTCACCGCGGATTGAATCAGGAGAGTCAGCAGAATACACACTGATTGAGCCGCTGGATGGGAACTCGATAGTGCGCTCGGCGCGCCGGATGCGCAAGCGGTCCGCGACCGACGCGGTCATGCGTTCTGCAAGTCGCCACAACGGGCGCGAGTTGCGGTACGTGGGTGCAACCCACGCTACTGCGCCGCCATGCGCTGCGCACGACAGCGCAAGGCTGCCGGCCATCACGGTTTTGCCCCATCGCCGACCAGCGCAAACAACCTTAGTCAGCGCTGGACTCAGAGCTATCGCCGTCTGGTCGCGCCGCAATCGCGGCAGCAGCAGCGTAGTAGTCATACGCGCGGACTTCAATCGGTGCACCATCGCGCCCACTCACTTCCACCTTGTCAGGCACTTTGCCGTAAGCGACCTCAAGCAACAACTGAGCGAAGCGCGGGCTGCGCATCGCAGTGCGTAAGATGATCTCGACGTTCGTCGCTATGTGCCCGTCAATGACGATGGGCTGCCCATCTGCACCCTTCGCCGGCTCGCTGAGAATCGAGATGGCAAGCCGGCGAAGCTGGTCAAAGGTTCGCGGGCGGCCCTTGCGGTTGATCCGCGGGTCACCCTTAACGAATCCCTTTCCCGTTATTCCGCCGGGCCTTTTCCCTGCGTTGTTCTCGGTTGTATTGCTACGTGTCTCGTCGCTCATTTGAGTTTAGGCCGCGGGCCTGACACGCTCATTCGTCCAGGTCAGCGACATGCTTTGAACGACTCCATCGCCTCTTCTAGTAGCTCAAACGCGCGCTGGTGACGTTCTAGCTCACGCTTAAGCTGCTGGATTTCGTCCCGCAGCGCGCGAATCTCCGCGGCCTGCTTGGCCGTCATTGCGGCCAGCAGCACAGCAGAGACGGCGAACAGCGCAGAGAAGGCGTCCATGCGCATTCAGTGATCTTTCTTCAGGAACTTAGCTAAGTTCTCCGGCAGCGGTATGCCAAGCTCATGTAGGCTGGCGACGA